TTACAACTGGGATATCAACTATCTCTGGAGTACTACTTCCGCTTCGAAGTCTGGTGCTGTAGCTGCGCTCGCACGTGCTGAGTCTCTCAATTTTCCACTTGAGTCTTGTGCTGAAGTTTACTCCCTGTGGAAGGGTTTTTCTATCCCAACCACGGATGAGACTCAGGCTCGATTAGAGCTTCTCAACGTTGTTAAAGACATGGATGCGTATTATATTAGTGTTGCTCCAAACACTATCCAGTTTGATTTTAAGATGGTTAATATTCGAACCCTTTTTCTGTCATACATTGCCAAGATTTCAAATCTGGTTAAGTCTGGTCAACGACAAGAACCATTCTGTGTTGGACTTGTAGGGCCTTCAGGCTGTGGGAAGACAACCATGATCCCACTTGTAATTGCTACTTTGACTAAGACTCTTGACCTTGCGCATGCCAGTCAAGATCCGGCATCTGGGTGGCATATGCCAGCTAATGCGTATGTTATGTCACTGTCGAAGTATCAAGAGAACGCCACTGGTGCTGAGCAGGTTGTGGTCTTTGATGATATTGGTCAGATGAAAGATGATTACACGACCAGCGTTGCTTCTCTTTTATGGGATCTTCAAAGTGGATGTGTTCGTGACATTCCGAAGGCTAACTGCCCTGAAAAGAAAGGAATGTTTTGGACGAATCGCTTGACTGTGGTCACTTCCAATTTCGAAAACTTTGGAATGGATAAATATGTTGAGCAGAGCGCAAATGCTTGGCAGCGTCGCTTTCACGTTACTATCATTTTTGATGATAACTCTTGTGGTGAGGAGAAGTTGGATGATAACACTATTCTTAAGATTTATCCATTTCGAGTTAGAACGTGGACAGGACGAAAATTTACTTATTCTGATTGGGTTCGCCCGACTGGGTTTATTTCTGGCCAGAATGAGGCTTGTCGAGCGGTGCTTGAACATGCACAGGAATGGCTGAGAATTACTACTAAAATTCGTATTGCTCGCCAAGTTTTCTTGTGTCCTATTTGCGTTAGTACAAACTTTGAATGCAAGTGCACTGCCGCCGAACGGATTGCGTCTACGATGGCTGCTGCTCATGTTCCGAGCTTGCAAGATTTCAGTCAAGCTAAAGGTGGATTCAATCCTCTGAGACGGATTAAACAACGTCTTGGTTTGGAGGAAAAGGTGCCTCAACCGATAACCCTAGCTTCTGCTGGTGGTAGTATCTTTGGAGAGTGGTTGTCGGATCTTCCTCCGAGTACAGCAATTCCGGGTATTTGTGCTGGAGTTTTGCTTGAGGAATTTTTGTTTTATGGTTTTGGATCTATTTCGCCGTTTACAGCTGCAATTTTGCGTACTGCGTTCGATCTCGCCTTACCAACAATTAAGAACACACCGGTTTATGCTCTCAATATCGCTTCTATTTCTCTCGTCAATTATTTTTTCCCTATGCCTGTGTCAATTGGCTTCCACTTGTCAAGCAATTTGTTTGTTTATGTCTACAACAAATACTGGTTTAGAGCCGTTCAGAATGCCGTGGTTGCCATCGCTCATGATGCACATGCGAAGTATGTTTCTACCTTCATACAATGGCAGAAAGTTGGTGGTGTTTTAGCTTTGGCGTGTGTTGGTTATTGTACTTACACGGCCATTGCGGCTCGTCCTCCTGTCCAGACTGGAGCTCTCTGGCAACAACCTACCCAGTCTGAGATCATCGCCACCGCAGCTGTGGAACGACAATTATCTACTAATGATATAGCCACAATGACAAATACTTTCGTTAACATTTCTGAAGGTAAACCAACGGGTGTTGTTACTGAACACAATGCTTTCCGTGTGGCTTTAGCTCGAACTCCCTCTAATGCTACTCAGCGTCCTGGTTGGTTGAAACCCATTGTGATAGCTTTAACTGGGGGGAATAACGTGACTCATACGTTGTTCGGCTTACGAACTGACGAGGGTATTGTAACTGCTCGTCACGCTACTCGTCACAATGTTGTTTCTCTCCGTATTTTGACCGAGGGTCTTCAGCTTGAGACAACGAAATTTACTATCGAACCTTTAGCCTCTGATATGTGTTTGATTCGTTATGACACTAGGCAGCCGGGTCCTAAGATTGCTCGTACAACGAATGTTCCACTTTCCGTTGACGATTTTGTCTGGGTTGGAGGTTTTCCCACTCCAGTTCCTGTTGTCGCTTTTACCTCCGAGGTGGATATGGGAGGAGGGAACATTGAGCCAGCAGGTTTGCCGATTATTCGATATAAGAGTAAGATTGGTGACTCAGGACTTCCGGTGTGTGTCTGCACGGCTGATGGTGTTCCTCATGTTAATTTTCTGGGTGTCTTGAGTAGGGTTGTTCTGTCCGGTCCTCATGAGGGGTGTGCAATTGTCTCGTGTAATCAATATAGTGATACTGACTTGACGCCTGTCGAGTCTAGTTACTCTTCGATGAAACATCGTTACGAACATTACTGGAACGTCGAGAATGCGCAACGTGAGATGGAGCGGATGATGGGATCTCCTCTTTTGACCACTCCTCATCCTAAGAGTGTTGTCCACCATCTAACTCCCCAAGAGTTTGATGGTGTTGGTTCTTACCTAGGGTCGATTCCGTTCACTCCAAGTCGTCGAACGACAAGTTTCCGGCCTAGTGAGTTTTATCAACAAGCTGTTGCCGTGGACCAGAATGTTCAAGACTTAGTACCATCAAGCGTTTCAAATCATATGGTGGAAAATGCTTTTGTGTCTCCACTATTAGCATCGTTACGAGCTTTATCGAGGCGAGGGAGGACGTACAAGTTCCCAGCTCTTCAGACTGCCATTGACATTGTTCAGAATGAAGTTCGGAATTTGTTCGTTCCCTTCGAACATTTGATCGCTCCTTGCGATCTTCAGCAGATGATTCGTGGTACTGATGTAACCAATCCTATCAATTTAAAGGCTGCAAGTGGCTTTGGTATTTCTGGAATTAAGGCTGATCAGTTTGTTGGCGATCCTGATAAGATGTTTCCTACTCTTGAAATGTCTAAACGGATCATAGATGCAGATCGTCAGCTTAATGCTGGTGTGCCATTGCTCCAGATTACTCAAACCGAGATTAAGGATGAGATAATCTCGATGCGTAAGGAGAGAAATGGTAATAATCGAGTCTTTTTCAAAGGTCCTTTATTGTTTTTGCTGTTTGCTCGACGATACTTTATTCCTTTTATGGATGTAATGATCTCGTCTCGAAGTAGGAGTTTTGCTCAGGTTGGTATGAATGCTACTGGGCCAGAGTTTGCTCAACTTCTCATGCGACTCCACTCGGATGGGGGTGGTAAGGATATGGATTTTCTCAATGATGTTGGATGGCTTGACACGGATGCAGAAAACTTCGATAAGATGCAGTCTCTCTTTCCATTCGCCGTGGAAATTATGGTCAATGTTATGCTGGATATGCCATATTACAAAGAGAATATGGCAGAAGCTCGTAAGCTGTCATTGATGGGCGATTCATTCAAGACGTGGATCATGATCGCTGACGGCGATGTCTTTCTTATGGAAGGAGGTAATCCGTCTGGCGGTTGGGGTACGACCATACTTAATAGTATCGTTGAGCGAATCTATAAGGTTCTCATGTTTTGCTTTCTTGAGAACTTGTCCCATACAAATCTTATGGACATTCCCGATTATGTCGTTCCTCGTGAGGTTTTGAACCAGTGGCCCATTGATTTCGTTCGCGGTACTCTTGACCGCTTGGGTGTTACGCCTGAGTATTTCAATGTTAAGTGTCTTGTTCAAGCGAATTATGGTGATGATTCGATCCAATACATACCTTTCGCTTTTCGCCTTTATTTCACTGACACCGGTTTAAAGATGTTTTCAAACTGGGCAGGTATGAAGTTCACTCCTGG